GATGTGTCCTGTGGATAACACTATTAATTAATTAATTAGAGATTAAATAGAAAATATTCTAAAGCATTTTCCTCAAATTCCGGTCGTGTGATATGAATATCAGGCACACCGGAGAAATGACGTATTAATGGAAGATCTGAGACAGAGTTACCCGGGTGATATATATCACAGTCCGGTTCTCTAGGAAGACCATGTTTCTCGCGTTGTACTTTTTCCCAGTAATGTTTCAACTGGTTATAGTAGCGTTTGAGAGGGTCTCGTCCTGGTCTCGATCCATCGACTTCATCTTTCTTTTCATAAAGATCCTTTATACCGTTAACACGAAAGAGTGCTTCAACACAAAGAAGTGAGAGGAGGCGATTCTCAGAGAGATCAGAAGACTGACTCTTATTGAGATAGGCCTCTGCCACATTCTCATGTTCTTGAAGTACACTATTGAAGTTACGGGGGAGACGTCCTTGCGCGTATTTCCAAGCCTGCCAACTTGTTGTCAGGGGAAGACGCGGAACAACCAGGTCTGAACAGAACTTTTGTGCTTTCGTTAACCAACGGAGATCCTCCTTACGAGGAGAGAATTTTCCGATATTAGCCAAACCTAAACCACCCAGATAACTGGGAAGGAACCAAGGTATCCCGACTCTAAGAGCGGCCTTGTTTTTATTAAGGTAAACGGCCAGTGCCTTTTCCGCGAATTGCGGGGGGCTAGACTGGACTAGTTTTTTGCTAATTGCAGAGAAACTGCGGTTACGAACATCATTGTTAATAGAGCTGCGTGTAAAACCTAACACGAGTCCCATATTAACATATGGCACTTGTTCGAAGTGGATGTCCATAAAATATTTGGACGTAAAATCACGAAGGTTTTTAGATATACCTTCAGGACGATAAAGGAAAGATGTCGAATTAACATTTAGGAATTCTTTAGAATAATAGACTTTTCCAACAGAAGGGACCAGACCGCATGTACTAGCGAGCTGCTCCCACTTCTTCTTACCGACATGGTTAATAACCATAACAGCATCATCTCCGTTGATACAGAGAGGAGCATCGTTCATTGAAAATTTCTTCTCAATGCCGATCTTCTTCATCCAAATACTTGGGGGGGAATGCTGTAGTCGAACTGGATTAGCAATTTCCAGTGCATGCCTGCAAATAGCGGCATTTATAAGACAGAGGATAGGGAAAGATATGATGGAACCCATAAGCTGGCCTCGCTCCTGCGGTCGTTGTGCATTGTTATACTCAATCAGATGGGCTGTTAAAGCCGAGAACCCAAGACGGGTTTCTATATCTGTGAGTTGAAGGGAATCAGCAATAGCTGCCCATGCAACGTTAGTACACCATGAGTACATCTCATTGGTGGCATCTGCGTAATCGACCGAAAGAAAGGCTTGGTTAGGCTTAAGCTTGCCTAGAATCGAGGACAAATAGTCCGGGGTTACAACTTCCCCTATTAGTTTAAAGCAGCGAAAGCGTTTTAAGGTAGCCCAAAGTTTCTTCTGTAACGGTTTTAAGGCCGTATAGATGAAAGGGGGACCTTTTGAAATAACGCGCGTCTTAAGCGCCTCAGAGAGGGCTAAGGGTACTGCCACAGGGACCTCCGAAGAGGCCTGGTCTAATATACGATTATAGAGTTCAAGGAAGCTTTCTTCCAGGCGAGAGGTATCAGCTGTGATACGTCGCGAACCTATGGTTTCATCATAATCTAAAATCTCTAACTTGACAAGTGCTCTACGAGTCTTAAGCCCTTTTAAAAGATCAGGGTGTTCTAAGATTGCACCAACTGCACCACCATCAGCACGCGTGTTGATGTAGTTGGCACTAGTAGAGGGGAAGAAGGGGGCGACCCGATCGGAATCGGTGTACGTTGCTCCTCTGAACACTTCTCGAACTGTTCGTTCGATCTGGAAAGTTAACTCCTTCTTCATAACATCGCGGTCCTGTAACATGTCGGACATGTCAAGGTAAGCCAAGGGCACTGGTTCGGCAGGAGTAGTGAGCTTGAGAAAGCTGGCTAACTCTGCCTTACGAAGTGCTTCTTCCTGGGGGCGAGGCATTCCTTTTTTAGAGTATAATACAGTCGTGATCCAAGATTCGAAAGAACTTGGAGATTTCC